ATGGGGACGATACCGATCGACGCGGACGGGCGGTTCGCGGGGTATGCGAGCGCCTTCGGGCGGCTCGACGAGGCCGGCGATATCGTGATGCCGGGGGCGTTCGAGAAGTCGCTGCAGCGGCGCGGGGCGAGCAAGCTTCGCATGCTGTTCGGGCATGATCCGAAGGAGCCGGTGGGCAACTGGGAAGTGGCCCGCGAGGACGGTTATGGCCTGTGGGTCGAGGGGCGGCTGGTGCCGGGGGTGCCGCGGGCCGATGCGCTGCGGGCGCTGATCGAGCGCAAGGCGATCGACGGGCTGTCGATCGGCTTTCGCACGGTGCGCGCCACCCGCGATGCCGGGACCGGGCACCGCCGGCTCTGGGCGGTGGAGCTGTGGGAGATCTCTGTCGTGACGTTTCCGATGCTGGCGGAAGCCCGCATCGCGGCGGAGGCTCCTGCCCCGCTCAACCGGTCGCTGCAGGCGGCCATCTCGCTTCTGAAGCACTAAGGGAAAATCGATGACCGATAGTTTGACCGACCGCCTTGAAAACAAGGCGGCAGCGGGCGTTGGCGCGCGCGATACCGAAGGCATGTTCGCCGAGTTCATGGGGGCGTTCGAGGAGTTCAAACGCACCAATGACGGGCGGCTTGCCGAACTGGAGCGTCGCGGCTCGGCCGATGCGCTGACCGAGGAGAAGCTGGGGCGACTCAACACCGCGCTCGACGGCGCCAAGGCGGCGATGGACCGCGTGGCGCTCGAACGCTCGCGTCCGGCGCTCGAGGCCGGGCGTGCCGAGGCGGGCGACGAGTACAAGGAGGCGTTCTCGGCCTATGTGAAGCGCGGCGAGGAAAAGGCGCTGTCGATCGGCTCGAACCCCGATGGCGGGTACCTAGTGCCGAGTGAGACCGAGAACGAGATCACGCGCCGGCTGACGGCGGTGTCGCCGATCCGGGCGATTGCCTCGGTGCGGGCGGTGTCGTCGAGCGTCTACAAGAAGCCGGTGTCGCTGACCGGGCCGGCGACCGGCTGGGTGGCGGAGACCGGGGCGCGCAGCGAGACGGCCTCGCCGACCATCGATGCGCTCGATTTCCCCACGGCCGAGCTCTACGCCATGCCGGCGGCGACGTCGGCCTTCCTCGATGACGCGGCGGTGGATGTGGGCGCCTGGCTGGCCGAGGAGGTCAACGCCGCCTTCGCCGAGCAGGAGACGGCGGCGTTCGTCAACGGTAACGGCACCAACAAGCCCAAGGGGTTCCTGCAGGAAACGCAGATCGCCGAGGCCAGCTGGGCCTGGGACAAGATCGGCTACCTCGCCACCGGGGTGAGCGGCGCGTGGCCGGTGGACGATCCGTCCGACAAGCTGATCGACCTCGTCTACACGCTGAAGGCCGGCTACCGGCAGAACGCCAGCTGGGTGATGAACCGCAAGACGCAAGGCGCGGTCCGCAAGTTCAAGGATTCCGACGGCAACTACCTCTGGCAGCCGGGCGTCGCGGCTGGGGCCAAGGCGACGCTGCTCGGCTTCGAGCTGGTGGAGGCCGAGAACATGCCGGACATCGCCGCCGCCGCGACGCCGGTGGCGTTCGGCGACTTCCGGCGTGGGTATCTGGTGGTCGACCGCACTGGGGTGAACGTGCTGCGCGACCCGTATACCGCCAAGCCCTATGTGCTGTTCTACACCACCAAGCGCGTCGGCGGCGGCGTGCAGGATTTCGACGCGATCAAGCTGCTGAAGTTCAGCGTGTCGTAAGGCGGGAACAAGCCACCGACGCTGTCATCCCCGCGAAAGCGGGGACCCACCTTGCCACCTGCGTGAGTTTCGAGGTGGGTCCCGGGTCTAGCCCGGGATGACACCGTGGTGGATGGGGCGTGGGCAGTGACCCACTCGCCCGCTCCCTCATTTCCAAGGACATTTCCGATGATTTCCTACCTTCTCGCGGGACCCGCGGAGGAGCCGGTTTCGCTTGCCGAGGCGCGGGCGTTTCTCAGGCTCGACGATACGGCCGAGGACGGGCTGGTGACGACGCTGATCGCGGCGGCGCGACTGCATGTCGAGAGCGTCACCGGTCGCGCGCTGGTCAGCCAGAGCTGGCGGCTGGTGCTCGATGCCTGGCCCGTCGATGGGCTGGTGACGCTGCCGGTATCGCCGCTGGTGAGCCTCACCGCGATCACGGCGTTCGACGAACAGGGCGACGACCACGTGGTGCCGCTGGCGCAGTTCGAGGCGGCGACGGGGGTGACGCCGGCGCGGCTGATCCTGCCGCGGACGGTGGACGGCATGCCGGCTTTGCGCGAGCGGTTCGGCATCGAGATCGACTATGTGGCGGGGTTCGGTGACGCCATTGACGTGCCGTCCGACCTGAAGCGCGGCGTGCTGGCGCTTGTGGCGCACTGGTTCGAGCATCGCGACGCGGTGCTGATGGCCGGCTCGGGCGCGGTGATCCCGCCGGGGTTTGGCCAGATGATCTCGCCCTACCGGCAGGTGCGGCTGTGAACGCTCCGGTGATCGGGGCGCTGACCGACCGGGTGTCGCTGCAGCGGCGGGTCGATACGTCGGAGCTCGAGGGCGGGGTAACCCACATGTTCATGACGGTGACGTCGCTATGGGCGCGGGTGCGCTCGCTGTCGGCGCGGCTGGCGATGGCTGGCGACGGGCGGGCGGCCGAGGCGAGCCACTCGGTGGTGGTGCGGTATCGCAGCGACCTCAGCGTCGGCGACCGGTTCGGCTGGCGCGGGCGGTGGCTCGAAGTGGTCGGGGTGTCGGACCTGGACGGGCGGCGGGCGTGGCTGAGCTGCCAGTGCATGGAGCGGGGAATGGCGGGATGAGTGACCTTCTCGCGTCGCCCGCCCCCACCCTAGCTGCGCTAGTCGGCAAGCCGACAAGCTTCGCTACCCTCCCCACAAGGGGGAGGGAGACCAGTGGCACATTCCAATCCACATCGCCTCCCTCCCCCTTGTGGGGAGGGACTGAGGGTGAGGGTGGTAACGCGCAATGACCCATCCGATTATTGCAATGCAGGCCGCGCTCATTGCGGCTTTGAAGGATGATCCCGGCCTCGCCGGCGTCGGAGTGTTCGATGCGCCGGTGCGGGGGGCGGTGGCGCCCTACCTGGTCGTGGCGCGGCATGACTTGTTGCCGCGCGATGGCGATCTCGCGCCGGGCTTCGAGCATCGCGTCGCGGTGCATTGCTGGGCGGCGGACCCCAGTCGCAAGGCGGCGCTGGCTTTGGCCGAGCGGGTGGTGGCGGTGGCCGAGGGGCTGATGGCCTCAGGCGTGCGGGTGACGCACCGGATGCATGAGCGCACCGACACGGCGATCGACCTCGAGACCGGGCAAGCCCGGGCTGCGGTGGCGCTGAAGTTTTTCAGCGAGCCAAGCGACTGAACTGCCCCTCACCCCGCCCTTCGGGCAGCCCTCTCCCTCAAGGGAGAGGGGCAGATCGGGGCACTGTCTAATCTCGCCCCTTGAGGGAGAGGGTGGTCGGGGAGCGACCGTGTGAGGGGACGACCAAACCACAGGAGGAATTCATGGCGGCCCAGAGCGGCAAGGACATGCTGTTGAAGCTCGACCAGACCGGGTCGGGCAGTTTCGTGACGGTGGCGGGACTGCGCACGCGCAGCCTCGCCTTCAACGCGGCGGCGATCGATGTGACCGACGCCGAGAGCGCCGGGCGGTGGCGCGAGCTGCTCGCCGGCGGCGGGATCAAGCGGGCGGCGGTGGCGGGCTCCGGCATTTTCAAAGACGCGAGTTCGGACGCGACGATCCGCGCGCTTTTCTTTGCCGGGACGATCCGCAACTGGCAGCTGATCCTGCCGGATTTCGGCGCCGTGGACGGGCCGTTCCAGATCGTGGCGCTGGAGTTTGCGGCGGACCATGCGGGCGAGGTGACGTTCGAGTTGGCGCTAGAGAGTGCCGGGCAGTTGGGATTCAGCGCGGCTTAGGCAGGGGGCGGCTCACCCTTTCGCCAGTTGCGGCGGGTGTGGACGATGTCCGTGATCAGAATGAACTCACGGCCACCGAAACTTCGCATCTCGTACTGCAGGATGTAGGACGTACGGGGCACGCTCTTCTCGTGGGTGCCGGCATAGCGGCCTGGGCGGCCCGTCGGGAGGACGCCAAGTCGTGTCGCCGCTGCATCCAGCCTGCCACGCACGAGTTCCACTGCGGATGCATCGTGTCGGGCAATGTAGCTCGCGATACTGCGTAGCGCCTTGGTGGCTCGAGGCGACCAGACAACCGGCCTCAACCGTTGACGACTTTCTTCTGCAGGCTGGTCTTGGCCTGCTGGGCTTCCTCGACCATTTTGTCGAATTCGGCCATCGCCTCTTCATGGGTATAGAATCGGCCAGCCTCGAAATCCGCCTCGGCCTCTTCGATGCCATCCAGGATTTCCGTTTCGTAGAGTGCATAGTCTTCAAGCGCTTGAACGGCGACATAGGAGCGGCTGCGCTCCATGGCTTTGGCCAGGCGGTCGAGCTTGTCGCGCAGTTCGATGGGGATGCGGACGGTGATGGTCGTGGTCTCGGCCATGATGGTCTCCTGACTTTGTACACAAGCTAACACAACCGAACACACCTGAACACAAGGGAGGCGACGCATGGCCAATGCGCAGCGCGGGGAAATCTGCGCGGTTTTCGAGGGCGAGGAGCGGGTGCTGTGCCTGACGCTGGGGGCGCTGGCGGAGCTCGAGGCGCGGCTCGGGGCTGGGGATTTGGTCGGGCTGTCGGAGCGCTTCGCCAGCGGCCGCGTAACGGCGCGGGACCTGACAGCAATCATCGGGGCTGGGTTGCGCGGCGGTGGCAATGCCATCACTGACGACGACCTGGCGCGGATGTCGATTGAGGGCGGGCTTAAGGGGGCGGCGGAGATCGCGGCGCTGCTGCTTCGGACGACGTTCGGAGAGGCGGCATGAGGGCCTTTCCGTGGAACGAGGCGATGCGGCTGGGGTTCGGGGTGCTGCGACTGTCGTCCAAGGAGTTCTGGGGCCTGACGCCCCGGGAACTGGCGGCGGCGTTCGAGGGGGTGTCGGCAAGAGGACGCCCTTTTGCTCGCGGTGGGGCACCGGGGCGGGATGCGCTCGCGGGATTGATGGCGGCGTTTCCGGACGAGGTGCGGAATGGCTGAGATGTTCGAAGGGCTCTCCGATGTGTCGGTGGAGCTCGAGCGGATCGGCGACTTGGCCGATGGGGTCGGCAAGGCGCTGAGCCGGGCCTTTCGCGGCGCGGTGCTGGACGGCAAGTCGTTGAACTCGGTGCTCGGCGAGGTGGCGCGGAGTTTTGCCGACATTGCGCTGAAGGCGGCGTTGCAGCCGGTGGGGGCGCTGGTGTCGTCGGCAGTCGAGGGATTGTTCACGGCGACCAACCCGGCGCTCAGCGTAAAACCGTTCGCCAAGGGCGGGGTGCTGGCGGCGCCGACCTATTTCGGCCTGGGGCAGGGGCTGGGACTGGCCGGTGAGGCCGGGGCCGAGGCGGTTTTGCCGCTGGCGCGTGGGTCGGATGGACGGCTGGGCGTGGCCGGAGGCGGCGGGGTGGTGAACGTGACGTTCAACGTGACGGCGAGTGATGCGCGGAGCTTTGCGGCGAGCGAGGCGGAGTTGAGCGCGATGCTGCTGCGGGCGGTGAAGCGCGGGACGCGGGGGTCATAGGCGTTCGCTACTGCCCCTCACCCGGCCGCTTCGCGGCCACCCTCTCCCCAGAGGGGCGAGGGGAGGATGGAGCCGATACGTCGGTAGATGGTAACGCCGAGCAAGTCACGGCCTCCCCTCGCCCCTCTGGGGAGAGGGTGCCTCGCGTCAGCGAGGCGGGTGAGGGGAAGTTTGGATCGCCTTCGATCCAGGTTCGCCTTCTCCCCTTGTGGGAGAAGGTGGCAGCAGCCGGATGAGGGGTGGGCTCAAGTGCTGCTGCCTCGGGTGTTGTGCAGCAGCTACCGACCCCTCATCCGCCCTTCGGGCACCTTCTCCCACAAGGGGAGAAGGCGATGTGGCGCGGGCGGCGACTTGAATAACCGGGGAGAAAACCAATGGCCTTTCACGCAGTGCGGTTTCCGCTCGACGTCGCATTGGGCGCGCGGGGTGGGCCGGAGCGGGCGACGGATGTCGTGACCCTGGCGTCGGGCCGCGAGGAACGCAACAGCCGCTGGGCGCATGCGCGGCGGCGGTACAATGCCGGGTACGGCGTGAAATCGCGGGCCGACATGCTGGCGGTGCTGGCATTTTTCGAGGAGCGGCGGGGGCGGTTTCATTCGTTCCTGTGGCGGGACGGGTTGGACTTTTCGTCCAATGGGACCGCCACGCCGACGGCGCTGGACCAGGCGATCGGGGTCGGCGACGGGGTTGAGGTTTCGTTCAGCTTAACAAAACGTTACGGGGCGAGTTTCGACCCGTACCTGAGACCCATCACCCGGCCGGTCGCGGGGTCGGTGATGGTGGCGGTGGCGGGAGTGGGGCTCGCCACCGCCGACTTTTCCGTCGACGCGCTGACGGGCGTGGTGACGCTGGATGTGGCGCCGGGGGTCGGCGCGGCGGTGACCGCCGGGTTCCTGTTCGACGTGCCGGTGCGGTTCGATACCGACCGGCTGGATGTCGAACTGACGAGCTTCGATGCGGCCGAGGCGCCGAATATTCCACTGATCGAGGTGCGGGAATGAGGACGCTGGAGACGGGCGTTGCGGCGCACCTCGCGAGTGGCGCGACGACGCTGGCGACGTGCTGGCGGATTGCTCGCGCCGACGGGGTGGTGCTGGGGTTTACCGACCACGATGAGGCGCTGAGTTTCGACGGGACGGAGTACCGGCCGGCGCATGGGCTCGATGGGTCGGAAGCGCCGAGCAAGCTCGGTGCGCAGGTCGATACCGCCGAGGTGGTGGGGGTGCTGTCGTCCGACGCGATTGCCGAGGACGACATCCTGCTCGGGCGGTTCGACGGGGCCGAGGTTGAGACCTGGCGGGTGAACTGGCGGGATGTGTCGCAGCGGTGGCTGGTGCGGCGGGCAACGATCGGCGAGATCGTGCGCGAGGATGGGGTGTTTCGGGCCGAACTGCGCTCGGGCCAGGCGGCACTGAATGTGCCGAAGGGCCGGGTGTATCAGGCGCTGTGCGACGCCGAGTTGGGCGATGCGCGGTGCGGGGTGGACCTCGGCGACGATGCGTATCGGGCCGAAGCGGTGGTGGCCGAAGTGCTGGACCGGTTTCGGTTGCGCATCGAGGGGATCGGCGCGTTCGACGAGGGTTGGTTCGCGTTCGGCATGGCGGCCTGGGCGTCGGGGAAGCGCGTGGGGCTGCGCGATCGGGTGGTGACGGCGGTGCGCGAGGGCGGGGCGGATGTGCTCGGCTCTGCCGCGCCGGTGGGCGAGTGGGTGATCGCGGGCGAGGCGCTGGTGCTGACGGCGGGGTGTGACCGGCGGTTTGCGACCTGTGTCGCGCGGTTCAGCAACGCGGTGAATTTTCGGGGCTTTCCGCACATTCCCGGCAGCGACTTCGTGCTGCGCTACCCGCGTGAGGGTGACGTGCGCGATGGGCGGAAGCTGGTCGGATGAGCGCGGACATTGTGGAGGCGGCGCGGGGCTGGGTGGGTACGCCCTATCGGCATCGCGCGGCGCTGCGCGGGGTGGGGTGTGACTGCATCGGGCTGATCCGCGGGGTGTGGGCCGAGGTAATCGGCGCGGCGCCGGAGCTGCCGCCATATCGGGCGGACTGGCGGGATGGGGCGCATTCGGTGGAGTTGCGAGCGCTGGCTGAGCGGTGGCTGGTGCCGGGCGCGATGACGCCCGGGGCGGTGCTGCTGTTTCGCATCGGGGGAAGCCCGGCACCACGGCATTGCGGGATTTTCGTCGGCGACGGCCGCTTCGCGCATGCGCAGGAGCGGCTGGGGGTGGTCGAGGGCAACCTCACCGAGGGGTGGGCGCGGCGGGTGGTGGCGGTTCTGGCGTTTCCGGACTGAACTGCCCCTCACCCGGCCGCTTCGCGGCCACCCTCTCCCTCAAGGGGAGAGGGGCAGAGGTGCACTACCTCGCCGCTGGGCACTGTGGCCCTTCTCATGTTGAGGGAGAAGGTGGCGAGGCGAAGCCGAGACGGATGAGGGGAAGGTCAGCCTCGTGCTGCTCTCACCCACCCCTCATCCGCCCTTCGGGCACCTTCTCCCGCAAGGGGAGAAGGCGATGGAGCCGACGGCTCCGCGATCTTGACCAGGAGCAATCATGGCAACTCTTGCACTATCCCTTGCCGGCCAGTTCGTGGGCGGCGCGGTGGGTGGGCCGATTGGCGCGACGATTGGGCGGGCGCTGGGGGCGCTGACTGGGTCGGCGGTGGACTCGGTGCTGTTCGGGGAGAAGGCGGCGGCCACTGCGCGGCCGGATATCCGGCTGCAGGGATCCTCGGAGGGCGGCGCCATCCCGCGGCTCTATGGTTGGAGCCGGCTGGCGGGGAACATCGTCTGGGCGACGGAGCTCGAGGAGATCACCTCCGAGAGCCGGGGCGGCAAGGGGACGGCGCCGGCGGCGGATGCCGAGATCTGCGCCAGCTTTGCCGTGGCGTTCTGCGAGGGCGAGGTGCATCGGCTCGGGCGGGTGTGGGCCGATGGTCAGTTGCTCGAGCTCGAGGGTTTGAATGCCCGGTTTTACCGGGGGAGCGAGGATCAGTCGGTCGATAGCCTGATCGAGGCCAAGCAGGGGGATGCGCCGGCCTATCGCGGGCTCTGCTACCTGGTGTTCGAGCGGCTGCCGCTGGGCGAGTTCGGCAACCGGGTGCCCAATATCACCGTGGAACTCTGCCGGGTGGTGGGTGAACTCGAGTCGTTGATCCGCTCGGTGACGGTGATCCCCGGGGCGACGGAGTTCGGCTATGACCCGACGCCGCGCGTGCGGGTGCTGGGGCCGGGATCGGCGGCGACCGAGAATGCGCATCAATCGGCGGTGCTGAGCGACTGGACGCTGTCGATTGACGAGTTGGTGGCGCTGTGCCCGAACCTCGAGCATGTGTCGCTGGTGGTGAGCTGGTTCGGCGACGACCTGCGGGCAAGCCACTGCACGATGCGGCCGAAGGTGGAGGCAGCGTCGCGCTCCGTGCGCGGGGCGGAGTGGAACGTCGCCGGGATTTCGCGCGGTAGTGCCGAGGTGGTGTCGACGCATGCGGGCGGGCCCGCCTATGGCGGAACGCCGTCGGATGCGGCGGTGCGGGCGGCGATTGCCGACCTCAAGGCGCGCGGGCTCGCGGTGACGCTCTATCCGATGCTGCTGATGGATATTCCCGAGGGGAACGCCATGGGGCAGCCGGCCTATCCGTGGCGCGGGCGGATCACCGGGGCGGCGGGCGATGTGGCGGGCTTTGTCGGCTCGGTCTCGGACTGGGGTCTCAGGCGGATGGTGCGGCACTATGCGGGCCTCGCCGACGAGGCTGGCGCTGATGCGCTGGTGATTGCCTCGGAGTTGGTCGGGATGACCACGGTGCGCGGCGGGGGCGGGTTTCCGTTCGTCGACGCGCTGGTGACGCTGGTGGCGGAGGCGAAGGCGATCGCGCCCGGTGTGGCGCTGACCTATGCGGCGGACTGGAGCGAGTATCACGGCTTTCAGCCGGCCGATGCGCCGGGCGACAAGCTGTTTCACCTCGATCCGCTCTGGGCGTCGGACGATATCGCGGCGGTGGGGATCGACAACTACATGCCGGTGACCGACTGGCGCGACGGCGAGGCGCATGCCGATTTCGCGCTGTGGGACGGGCCGCATGCGCTCGACTACCTGACCGCAGGGATTGCCGGGGGCGAGGGGTTCGATTGGTTCTATGCCTCGTACGCCGACCGGCTGGCCGGGGTGCGGACGCCCATCGCCGATGGGGCGCATGGCGAGGACTGGGTCTGGCGGTTCAAGGACATTGCGGGGTGGTGGAGCCATACGCATCACGACCGAGTGGGCGGGGGGCGTTCGGCTTTGCCGACGGCTTGGGTGCCGGGCTCGAAGCCGGTGTGGTTCACCGAGCTGGGCTGCGGGGCGGTGGACAAGGGGGCGAACCAGCCGAACGTGTTTCCGGATGGGAAGAGCGCCGAGGGCGGGCGGCCGTATTTCTCGTCGGGCGCGCCGGATGGGCTGATGCAGCGGCAGTTTTTGCGGGCGCAGCTGAGCTATTGGGCGGAAAGCCCGATGGTGGAGCGGGTGTCGGTGTGGACCTGGGATGCGCGGCCTTATCCGGCGTTCCCCAGCGACGGGGAGACCTGGTCGGATGCGGCAAACCATGCGGCGGGGCATTGGCTGACCGGGCGCCTCGGGGCGCTGGCGAGCGACGAGATGGCGGCGGCGGTGGCGGCCGACTGGGGTACGGCGGTGTCGGGCGTCGCGGCGTTACCGCTGGTGCATGGGGTGACGGTCGAGGGCGTGGTGTCGGCGCGGGATGCGCTCGACGGGATGCTCGGCGCGACCGGGTTGTCAGTGCGTGATGGCGAGGCCGGTCTCGCACTGGCGTCGCCCTCGGTGCGGGCGGCCGTGGCGGTGGACGATGTGGTGGCGGCCGATGGGCCGATGCGGTCGCGGCGGCGGCCGGATCCGTCCGAGGCGGTGGGGCGGCTGGCGCTGACCTATGTCGACCGCGAGCGCGACTATCTGGCCGGGACGGCGACGGCGGTACTGGCCGATGGTGGAGCGGTGGCCGGGCAGAACGCCGGGCTGGTGCTCGACGCGGCCGGGGCGCGCGTCGCGGCGGAGCGGGCGCTGGTGGCGGCGAGTGCGTCGCGCGACACGCTGGAGCTGACGCTGCCGCCATCCTTCGCGGCGCTCGAAGTGGGCGACGTGATCGTGGTGGCGGGCGAGGGCGAAGGGCCGTTCGAGATCACCGAGATCCGCGACGGGGTGGCGCGAAAAGTGTCGGCGCGGGCGGTGGCGCCGGTGCAGCACCCGGCGGTGCTGAGCGAGCGGGTGTCGCGTGGCTCTGCCGCCCCGGCGCCGGCGCCCGTCGCCGCCCCGCGACCGGCCTCCCAGCCGGCGGATGCGGTCCGCGAGGAGCGGGTGAAGATGACGCGCCTGCGCCAGACCATCGCGCGCCGCCTGAAGGACGCGCAGAACACGGCGGCCATGCTGACGACCTTCAACGAGGTCGACATGACCCAGGTCATGAGCCTGCGCAACCAGTACAAGGACCTGTTCGAGAAGAAGCACGGCGTGAAGCTCGGCTTCATGGGCTTCTTCGTGCGCGCCTGCGTCCAGGCGCTGAAGGACATCCCGGCGGTCAATGCCGAGATCGACGGCACCGACATCGTCTACAAGAACTTCTGCCATGTCGGCGTCGCCGTCGGCACCGAGAAGGGCCTCGTCGTGCCGGTGGTGCGCGATGCCGACCAGATGGGCATTGCCGAGGTCGAGAAGACCATCGCCGATTTCGGCCGCCGCGCCCGCGACGGCAAGCTGACCATCGAGGAGATGCAGGGTGGCACCTTCACCATCTCCAACGGCGGCGTCTACGGCTCGCTGATGTCGACGCCGATCCTCAACGCGCCGCAGTCCGGCATCCTCGGCATGCACAAGATCCAGGAGCGGCCGATGGTCATCGGCGGCAAGATCGAGATCCGCCCGATGATGTATCTGGCGCTCTCCTACGACCACCGGATTGTCGACGGCAAGGAAGCCGTGACCTTCCTGGTGCGCGTCAAGGAGAGCCTGGAGGATCCCGCCCGTCTCGTGATGGACCTCTGATCCGAACGGACGTCCACAGCCGGCCGCCGACGCGGGGCGCGAGGAGAGCAGCATGTCCAAGGGCGTCGTCATCGTCACCGGTTCCAGCCGCGGCATCGGGCGCGCCTGCGCCCTGCTGGCGGCGGAGCGCGGCTATGACGTGGTGGTCAACTACACCGCCAATGCCGCCGCGGCGGCCGAGGTGGTCGCGGCGATCAACGGACTCGGCGCCCAGGCCGTCTCGGTGAAGGGCGACATCGCCGAGGAATCCGACATCCTCGGCATCTTCGCTGCGGCGGACCGACTCGGGCCGCTGGTCGGCCTCATCGCCAATGCCGGCGTTGTCTCGCTGTCGGGCCGGGTCGAGACCTATACGGCCGACCGGCTGCACCGCATCATGAACATCAATGTCATCGGCACCATCCTCTGCGCCCGCGAGGCGGTGAAGCGCATGTCCACCAAGCATGGCGGCAAGGGCGGCGCCATCGTCGCCATCTCCTCCGTTGCGGCGGTGCTCGGCAGCCCCCATGAATATGTCGACTACGCCGCCTCCAAGGGTGCGGTGGACAGTTTCGTCATCGGCCTTGCCAAGGAGGTCGCGATGGAGGGGATCCGCGTCAATGCGGTGCGCCCCGGCATGGTCACCACCGACATCCACGAGGCGAGCGGCGATCCCGCCCGGGTCGAGCGTATCCGTCCGTCCATTCCGATGCAGCGGATCGGCGATCCGGAAGAGATCGCCCGCGCCGCGCTCTGGCTCCTCTCGGAGGAAGCCTCCTACTGCACCGGCACTTTCATCACCGCGTCCGGCGGGCGCTGAGCGCCGGCCAAAGTCCGCATTTCCGGAGACAGTCCATGTCCTACGATCTCATCGTCATCGGCACCGGCCCCGGCGGCTATGTCGGCGCCATCCGCGCCGCGCAGCTCGGGCTGAAGGTCGCCGTGGTGGAGAAGCGCAAGACCCATGGCGGCACCTGCCTGAACATCGGCTGCATTCCGTCCAAGGCGCTGCTGCACGCCTCCGAACTGTTCGACGAGGCCGGCCACGGCTTCCAGGCGCTGGGCATCGACGTGCCGGCGCCCAAGCTCAATCTCAAGCAGATGATGGTGCACAAGCAGGAGACGGTGGATGCCAATGTCAACGGCGTCGCCTTCCTGCTGAAGAAGCACAAGATCGACCAGCATTTCGGCCGCGGCGCCATCGTGGCGCCGGGCAAGGTCGCGGTGACCGCCGAGGACGGCAAGGTCACGGAGATCGAGGCGAAGAGCATCGTCATCGCCACCGGCTCGGAAGTGACCCCGCTGCCGGGCGTGACGATCGACGAGAAGCAGATCGTCTCCTCGGAAGGCGCGCTCGAGCTCGCCAAGGTGCCGTCGAAGATGGTGGTGATCGGCGCCGGCGTCATCGGCCTCGAGCTCGGCTCGGTCTGGCGCCGCCTCGGCGCCGAGGTCCATGTGGTGGAATATCTCGACCGCATCCTCCCCGGCATGGACGCCGAGGTCGCCAAGCAGTTCCAGCGCATCATGGGCAAGCAGGGCGTGACCTTCCAGCTCGGCTCGAAGGTGACCGGCGCCAAGATCTCGAAGAAGGGCGTCTCCCTGACGGTGGAGCCCGCCGCCGGCGGCGAGGCCCAGACCATCGAGGCCGAGGTGGTACTCGTCGCCATCGGCCGGCGGCCCTATACCGAGGGCCTGGGGCTGGAGACGGTCGGCGTCGCCCTGGAGCGCGGCCGCGTCGTCATTGACGATCACTTCCGCACCAATATTCCCGGCATCTATGCCATCGGCGACGTGGTGCGCGGCCCGATGCTGGCCCACAAGGCCGAGGACGAGGGCATCGCGGTGGCCGAGATCATCGCCGGCAAGGCGGGCCATGTGAACTACGACTGCATTCCCGGCGTCGTCTACACCTATCCGGAGGTCGCCACGGTGGGGAAGTCGGAGGAGGACCTCAAGGCCGCCGGCATCGCCTACAATGTCGGCAAGTTCCCCTTCACCGCCAATGGCCGGGCCCGCGCCAACCGCGCCACGGACGGCTTCGTCAAGGTCCTGGCCGATGCGGCGACCGACAAGGTGCTCGGCGTCCACATCGTCGCGGCCGGTGCCGGCGAGATGATCCACGAGGCGGTGGTGCTGATGGAATTCGGCGGCTCGGCCGAGGATCTCGGCCGCTCGACCCACGCCCATCCGACCATGTCGGAGGCGGTCAAGGAGGCGGCGCTCGCCGTCGACAAGCGCGCCATCCACATGTGAGCCGCCCTGCCCGCTCCTTGCAGACAAACCCCGGCTTCGCGGCCGGGGTTTTTTGTTGGTCGTCGCCGTGATCTTTCTGCCCTGCGGATGAACCTCAAGTGCCGCCGGAACGACCCATGGACATCGCAAGCGACCGCCTGTCGGCGGCGCGTCGAAACCAAGGAGATCACCATGTCCAGGTCCATCAACAGGCTGGCCCTCGCCGGCGCCCTCACCCTCGCCCTGACCAGCGCCTTCACCGGCCTTGCCCAGGCCCGTGGCGGCGGTGGCGGCGGCGGTGGCGGCGGTGGCGGCGGCTCGGAAGTCACCCAGTCCAATGCCGTCGTCATGCCCGGTGCCCCGACGCACCAGCGCTACGGGGCCCCGAGCCCGTCCAATGGCAGTCTCGAAGCCTGCCATTACTCCGCCATCTGGGGCGGCATCGTCTGCGAGCGGCGCGGCGGCCGCCGCTGATCCCCTCACATTGGAGATGGCGAACCGGCGGAGCGAAAGCTCCGCCGGTTTCGTTTGTGCGGCGCGTCGAGGCTATGGACGAGGCGGCCTGCATGGCGGCCCTGCGGCGATGCCAAGGTGGGGAAAGCCGGACAAGCAAAAGCCCCGGTGCAGGACCGGGGCTTCGCGGGGAGGTCTGGAGACCTGTCAGAAGGTCGCGGCGATCACTCGCAGACGCGGATGGTGCGGCGCTCCGGGCCGTAGGGGCCGTCGACCCAGCGGCGGGTCAGGTAGCAGTCGGAAGCGTAGGCGTTGGAGCGGCTGGC